ATAGATGTGTGGGTAAACCTCGTTCGCTCTAAAAATCCCGTACAAGAAAGTTTCCACAATGAAAAAGAAAAATATCATACACATACAGAAATTAGTAAAATGAACAATATATTCACACCACACTATACATACGTTTATTATATACAAATGCCTGATGTTATGAATGGAGAAGATGGAGTATTATATTTTAAATCAAGAGAAGGTAAGGAATATTGGATAAGACCAGAAGAAGATGATTTAATTATAATGGAAGCAGATGTTCCACATTCACCAAATAATGCACCCAATTCAAATGTAGATAGAATTGTATTAGCGGGAAATGTGGGATTTGACTACATAAAAAAAGAAAAAAGTTTTATATAATATACTAAAAAATGATAGACGACGTAAAAGACATGTCACCAAAACAATATCTTATTGTGTTATTAGTGACATAATTCGATTTGGTGTAATGTGGTGAGTAAATCAAGGTTGGAACCACATTTTGAGTTGCGGAATTGATATATAACCCCAACCAACAATGTATTCATGAGAGAATTTGATATAAATGGGTAAATTTTGGTATAAAAGATAAAAAATAAGTATTTATAAGTAAATTAATTAAAATAATATGAGAACAGTATTAATTGGATCGGACTTTATGTATGATAAAAATGGTGATTTAAAACCAATTGAAATAAACACCGCAGTGGGGTGGGATGGCGCTGAAAAAGTAGAAGCCGATATAGATTGTTTAGATTTAACATCATTATATGGATTTGTTGAAACTAATGGATTTACATCAATACATTATATTGGAGACTTGGGAATGTTAAACAAAGCATTAGAAGCTCAGTATAGCGGTAGTTCGGTTACATATGAATTTCACGGAGTGGGAAAAAATTCCATCACAATACCATTCGTAGAGGATAATGATGAAACATTAATTATCAGAAGTGCATATGATACAACAGCATTAGTGGATGATACCTATTGTAGAGATAAGGTGGAATTTTTGAAACTGATCCAATCCCAATCATTCGGTTCTCAATTTGCATATTTAGATGAATCAAATCAATTAGTATCAAACATAACCACAATAACAGACAATGGTGAACATCCTAATTTTATTTTAAAATCGAGGTATCCTGAATATGATAAAGAATTGTTTCCTAAATTTTATAAAGTATCAACTCAATCGGAATTAGACACTATTTTACAAAACGTCACATCAGATTACTTCTTAATGGAAAATTATTGTAACACAACCAATAATTTTGAAGGACATATAAAAGTAATAAGAAGTTTAAATATATTGTATCCACCAACATTAGAATCAATCCAAATTGGACAATACACTAAATTGAATCAAAATATATTTTTTACCGGAGTAACATATGATAGTGAAACGTATGAGGTGGCTTCCGAATATAGAGATAGTTATGTAACTACCGTAAACAACAGATGGTTACCAAAATTATTGGATACCGATTTAGTTGAAATGGCAGATGGCACATTTAAAACTCCATTAGAATTACAGGTAAATGATTTAATTAAAACAATCGATATCCCAAATCCAAATGGTATTGATAATTCATCTTATATTACAAATTTTGCTATAACATATGAAACATTAGTAAGTGGCACAACATATTCAACAAACAAAATTACTAATTTAAGAAGGATAAATTTATTATCATACATAAATCAATTAACTTTTGATGATGATAGCACTTGGGAGGATACGGGCGTTTCTTCATATTTAATTGAAAGAAATAACGAGGTTCAATTTGAGAACTTATTTGATGTTCAAATTGGAGATGTTGTTTTATTATTAAATACAACAGAAGGGATGGTTGATTTTGTTAGAAAGACAGTTACCTCAAACATTCAAATTAAAAAAGTATTTTCGGGATGGTTTATTTCAGTAGAAAATGCACATTTGTTTTTAACTAAAACATCGTCAACAAATAATGAGTCATTTGTTTCTATTGAACACAACGGTCCATCTTGCCCACCTTACGCTTGTCCTTGTCCTGCGGCATGTATATCTTGTCCAAAAGCTGAACCATATTGTGCGTGGCCTGGCCCATATTGTAGAGCAAATTCATACTCTGGATTCTGTCAATAATATTTAAATAAAAAATAAAACCAAATAAAATGGCAAATATAATAACAAATACTGAAATCAACACATTAAATACTACCTTAACAACTATTGGTAATTTAATAGTGGCTGCAAATTCTTAATTATAAAAAATAAGTTACATGATACACCTTATAAAAGGTATATTAACAAATGAAGAATGTAAATTTTTATCAAAACAATTCGATATTGAAAAGGTAAATAATTTTTCATCGGATATTAAGGCAGATACAAATGAATCGTTTGGTTTTAGACCCTCACATAATTTTAACAAATACTTGGAAATCTTAAAATCAAAAATATTTGAATTTAATAACCAAGTAACACATATTGAAAATGTGAACACATATGTCAGAGAATACTATAATGATGCATTTTTAGTAAAACACATAGATAGAAAAGATATAAGTGTAACAATGTCTATATGTTTAGAGTCAACAATAGATACAGAATGGCCCTTATTTACTGAAATAGATGGTAAAGAATATTCGTTTAATACAAATGTAGGTGATGGAATATTATTATTTGGTGCAGATAAAAACGTACATTGGAGAAATACCTTATCTTGTAAAGAAAATCAAAGAGTATTACAATTTTTTTTACATTGGTCACCTTCTAATTTTTTAATAAAAAACACAAAATCACTAATATAAAAAGTTATGTCATTTAAATACGCATCAATACCAAATTTATTAACAAAAGAAGAATGTGATTTAATAATAAACTTTTCATTAGAAAATTTAACACTAAAACCTGCAGGTATCGTAGGAGAAGATAAACTCATTTTGGATAAAAGAAAATCTAATGTTGCATTTTATCCATACTATGAAAAATTTCCATTTATACTTGAAAAAATAACTAAATTATTACAAGAAAATATTAGTATAAAGGGTTTTGATTTGGATTATAAAAATAGTAATTTTCAATTTACAGAATATAAACTGGGTGAATATTATGGTTGGCATGTGGATTCCGATGGGGAAGATGTTAAACAAGATAAGAGATATTGCTCTTTGGTTATACAATTAAATGATGGGTATGAGGATGGTGATTTAGAATTAAAATTATCCGATGGTTCAATAATGAAAGTAGAAAAGGGAATTGGTAATACTATTGTTTTTTTATCAAACATTGAACATAGAGTAACTGGAGTTAAAACAGGTGTTAGATATACATTAGTAAATTGGGTAGGTATAAAAGAAAAAAATAACTACAAAAAAACTTTGTTATAATATGAAAATAGATTTTAAAGAAATTTCAAGAGCTTGGTACAATAAAATTAGACATTCAGCCGAATTGAAAGATTTAGCAGATAAACGATTTGATATATGTTTACAATGCCCTTCTAAACAAGAAATACTAAATATTAAAGGAACTGAGTGGGCTTTGAAATGTGGTGAGTGCGGTTGTCCATTAAAAGGAAAGGTTTATAGCCCAAATACACATATTCACCCAAATGGTTCGTGTCCGTTGGGTAAATGGAAAGAAGTAGAAGATGAATATTTGAAATTCGTTAAAACAACCAAAACAATTATATAAACTTGTCACATTTAATTAACAACCAACTTATTTGGATTTCTAATCCAAAGTGTGCAAGTTATTCGATAGAAACTGCACTTAGGAATTCAAAACTAAAATTAGAAATATATGACCCAAATGTCATGGAAGGACACTATCACGTTCCATTAAATGCGTGTTTGGAAATGTGGGGCAAAAAAGAAACAATTTGTATAACCAGAGATTGGTTGTATAGATGGTTAAGCGCTCTAAACTACATTTGGGACACAATTGAAAACTATAGTAATCACACGCCTATTTGCAAATGGGAAGATATTGATAATGAGTTTATATATAAAACATTCGATACCGACTTTTTAAATCATTTACATTTACAAGATATAAGTGGATATGGTTATAGAACATGTTTTTTAAAAGTAGTTAAAGAAAAGGATGAACCATTAAAACGTAATTCAAATGGAATGTCAACATTAATTTCACAAAGATATTACAAATCTAATACAAATTGCACCTACGAATTTGATATTAAAGAAATAGATAAATTTATAGATTTTATAGAAGAAAAATTTGGAGAGAGGCTGGTAATAGAAACCAAAAACCAATCAACAAAAAGAGCAAATAAAATTATAATAAACGATGAATTGAAACAATGGGTGTGGGATAATTTTGAAAAAAGATTTGAAAAAAGAAATACATTAATATAGTACTTGGAAATATATAAAAACATATTAACAAATGACTTTTGTGATACTTTAATAGAAAAAATTAAGAATGAATGCGTATTAAGTGAATCCCATAAATCAAATTGGTTTGTTTGGTTAATTTGGGGTCAACAAAGTAGTCAACCATTAGATAAAGAAAAGTGGAATGAAGAAATTTATAATATGGTAATGAATGAGTTGAGTAAAAGTAATTATCCTAAACACAAAATAATGTGGTTACAACTGACTGAATATAAGGACGGTAGATGGTTAAGACGACATGTAGACGGTGCAAAAAATAAAACATCAATAATTTTATTATCTGATAAATTTGTTGGTGGGGATACATATATAAACAATAGAGTTGTAAATTTAGAAAAAGGAGATGGTGTTGTATTTGATGGTGGTAATCAATTTCACGAAATAAAACCAGTAACGGAAGGGGCACGATACGCTTTAAATTTTTGGTTCCATTAATATAATTAAATATGAACTACAACATAATAAAATAAAACGCTTTTATAATGGAAATTGAATTTTGGTGTAGCAATAGCATAATAACACCTGGTATACAATTTGTAAGTGAAAAATTGTATGACACAATTTCGTATAAAAATTTAGATACCGATATAATAGATACCACAAAATTAAATTTTTTAGTTTTTTTATGGAGAAACGATTCCAAGTACACGTATTCAAATGAGTTTATTAATATACTAAGTAAATTACAAACAAAAAATTTTTACTTCATAGCAGATTACACACCAGAAGCACACATTAGAACTAATGATTTAAGTTTATCTTTTTTGAATAATTTAAAATCAAATGGAATCGATATAAGTCGTTTAATTTTAGCAAACAACAATTCAGCTAAAGTTGGATTACATCGAGTAAAATATGGTAATTTTACATTAAATACTTGTTTTTTTCCTTATTTTTATTTACACACATACGACGCATTAAAAAACGATATTGGGAACGTTAAAATGGATAACAACGCAACTCCCGATAAAAAATTTTTATGTTTAAATCGAAGAATGTATCATCACAAATATCAAATTATTGAAGAATTATTTAACAGAGAATTACTGAGCGACACTAGATTTAGTTGGGTAGATAATAAAAGTCCCTCAAATTTTTTAAATGAAAAATTGGTTAAGTATTTAGAAATAGATGTGAATAATTTTAAAGCAATTCAATTAGAAGATGATTTCATGTATGGTAGTGAATTATCGAAACATGAGGAATATCTTTATACAATAAACCCTAATTGGTATTATAAAAGTAAAGTTAATATCATAACCGAAACAAATTTCAATGAAACTGAAATTCATATAACAGAAAAAACGTGGAAAGCAATATACTTAGTAGTACCATTTGTCATTTCTGCATCAAAAGGACATTTAAAAACTTTAAGAGATATGGGCTTTAAAACATTTAATTCGGTAATCAACGAGGATTATGATGAAATGAATGGTAAAGCTAAAATAAAAAAAATCATAGATAGTGCAGAAGAACTATCAAATATTTATAATATACAGGAGGTATTGGATATATGTCAGTTTAATCAAGAATTATATTCTAGTTTAGAACACCGTAGAAAAATATGTAAAGAAGTTTTTTTAGATAAACTTTATAGTATTAAAAATCCAATAACCCCTAAAACATTAATCTAATATGGTTGTCACAATTTTAGCAGAACCGAGAAGCGGTTCTACAAATCTTACGAATTGGTTTTATTTTAATAAAAATTTTACCGCACTATTTGAACCTGCAAATTCGGGTTCTAAGTGGTACCAAAATGAAACTGCACCAAAAGACTACAAATATGACACTAAACATCTTTGTATAAAAGAAATATATTATCCAAATACAAATTGGGAATCTTTATTATCGGTTTCAGATAAAATTATCATACTACATAGGGAAAATGCGCAAGAACAATTAGAATCTTTTTTAAATTCGATAAAAACAAATAATTGGCACACTAATTATGTTTATAAAATAGAAGAGAATGATTTGTTAAATGAAAAATCAATATTTTTTAATAGTTTAAAATTAGAATTTAAAGAAAAATATGTTAATGAAGATTTTTTTACAATTTCATATGAAGAATTATATTACAATAATGGATTTGAAAAAATAGTAAATTATCTTGACATGGATGATGTTAAAAATGTAGGGTTTCCGGTTGGTAACAAATATAGAATATATGCTAATAAAACAAAAACGCTTATTTAGTAAAGAAGAATGCCATATAATATTAAATTTATATGACGATGTTTCACAAAAATGGAATTTTAGTGATAGGAATTACATTTCTAATACTATCAAATATTCTTCTGAAACAAGTTGGTTATTTGAGAAATTAAAAACATTTGTTAAAACAGAAACTGACATTCAAATTCAAACAATTAGAAATCAAATACATTTTCATACATTTAAAAACGGCGATTGGTTTGGAAAACACAACGACATTAGAGATAGTAGAGTTTATGGTGTGGGTATTTTATTAAACGATAATTTTGAAGGTGGGGATTTTAAATTATACAATAAAAATGAAATAACATTAGATAAGTTAGCGGGAAATACCTATATATTTGATGTAAGAATTGAACACGAAATAACACCCATTTTATACGGGGAACGTTATTCATTGTTGTGGTTTTTAAAAAAAGAAAATATAAAATTCAAAACAAATAAATTATTATGAAACCATTAGAATATTGGGAACCCGAAACTTTTGAAATATCTTCATTTCGTTTTAAACTAAATGATAGAAAGGGTAAAACATATAGAACATCGGGTTCGGATAATACAGGGTTGTGTGAGTATACCTACAATGAATTGGGGTTTAGAGGTGATAGTGTAAAAAAAGAAGGATTTAAAGTTATGTCATTAGGATGTTCAATTACTGAAGGTGTAGGCGTAAATAATAATGAAACGTGGTCCGCACAATTTACAAATCTAATCCCCGACGGTGTTAACATGAATTTTGGTGCAGGCGGTAGAAGTAATGATTTTATTACTAGATGTTTGTTAACATATTATGATGTGATAAAACCTGATTTAATATTAATAATGTATACCAACGTCCCTAGAAGAGAAATATACACTAAAGATTGTGGTATAGAACCTTATATGCCAGGCGCATCTTGGGGATTTTTAAGCGAGACAGATGATGGCATTAAAACACAAGAACATCTAAGTTATTTACAAAATGATAATGAGGATATTATTAATTGGTATAAAAATCATCTTTTAATAAAATATTTTTTAGAATCGAAAAAATGCAAATGGATTTGGAATGGATGGTGGGTACCAAAAGATTATAAAGACAACACAATAAGATTTGATGGGGACTATGGTAATTTTATCGATAAAGGTGTGGATAATGGACATCCAGGTCCAAGACATAATAAAACGTACGCAAATAACCTGCATCAATATATCAAAAATATATTTCCAAATTATTTACCCGATGGTGATGTTGAACGTAAATTAATTTAGTTTTAATTTGATTTTTCGAAAGCTTTTCGTTATATTATAGTAATGAAAATATTAGCTCATTTACCATTTATCGGAACCACAGGTTATGCTAACCATGCTCGTTCCTTCTTTTGTGCATTAAACAAATATCACACAGTAAAAGTAAGAAATCTAACTATTGGTAATAGTTGGAATGGGTGGAATAACACCCCTCACGACGGCGAATCGTACATAACGGATGAAATGAAGGATATGTTAATCCAACAAACGTTATTCAATGCGGATAAGAGTAGAACCGACTTCCCAATTTACGATTATAAAAACGACTTTAAACCTGATGTTAACATTGTTTTATGTGAAACAAATAATCATTATTTTTTTGACGATTACGATGGTTATAAAATTGCCTACAACGTATGGGAATCAACAAGATATCCAGATAATTTCTTCAAGAGATTGTTTTATTTTGATGAAGTTTGGGTACCAAGCCAATGGCAGTACGATTGTTTAGTTGAGCAAGGTTATCCTAAAGAGAAAATTTCTATAGTTCCTGAAGGTGTTGATGTTGAAACTTTCAAACCACTTGCTGAAATCCCTAAGAAAGATAAATTTAGATTTTTATATTTTGGTAGATGGGATTATAGAAAGGGAACAACGGAAGTATTAAAAACATTTGGTGAAACTTTTAAAGGTAGAAATGATGTTGAATTAATTGCATCTGTCGAAAACCCATATCCATATGATGGATTAAAAACAACCGAAGAAAGAGTTAAGTTTCACGAAATAGATGATTCGAATATTAACTTTGTTAAATTTCCACCGAGAGAAGATTATGTAAAGTATCTACAAGAGGGTGATGTGTTCGTTTCTTGCGCTCGTAGCGAAGGGTGGAACTTACCTTTGATTGAAGCTATGGCTTGTGGTACACCTTCCTTATACTCCAATTGGGGTGGGCAATTACAATTTGCAAATGATAAGGGGGTACCTGTTAAAATTGCAAATTTAAGACCTGCAAATATTGAACACAAGGACTTCCCTGGTGAGTATTGTGAACCAGATTGGAATGACTTAGGTGAACAAATGTTAAACGCATTTAACAATTATACAAATTACAAATCATTAGCTAATATTGAAGCTAAAGAAATACATAAAGAATTTAATTGGGATAAAGTCGCACAAGATGCTTCTGAATTACTAATTAAAAAGTTAAAGCCCTTTGTTTTTGTTACGACGGGTAATATTGGTTACATGCCAGTAATTGAAAAGTTAGTTCAGTCATTACTTGAATTCTCAAAAGCTGATATTATTGTATATGGTGTTGATTGTGACGTTCCATTTGATTACCCAAATGTCATTAAAAGGAGAATTAACCCACCAAAAATATCTGAACATGATAAATGGTATTGGAAGCAATGGGCTTGTATTGAGTCATTAAAAGAAGATTATGAGAAGTTCATATGGATTGATGGCGATGTCGTTGTTAATTATAATGTAGATAACATCAATAAATATTTTTCAGGAATCGATAACTACCCAATTTCAGATATTCACGTACAGGAAGAATTTGCAGGTGATTACAATGGTAACAAAACACAATTGTTTAATGAGGAGTTAGTTAAAGAATGGGGTATTGGGAAACATCATCCATATATGCATGTATGTTTTTACATCTACAATAAAAATTGTGGTTGGTGGTTTGAGGAGATTATTAATCATTATACTAAAGTAATTGTTGAAAAACCTGAAGATTATAAAAGATTATATCTATGGAATGATGAGGGCATCGACAACGCAATGAGATGGAAATACAAATATGGTAATTTTTTACCACTATCAAATTTTGACACATCTTCATACGATGGTGACGATGGAATGACAAACGAAACGCAACATCATTTCTTAAAGTTTTGGAATGAGGAAGGTCCACAAAACTTTAATAGAATTTTTGGATATCAAGCAATACCAAAAGATAAATCACAAATTTTATATTTCCACGGGAATAAGAACGCTAAGATGTCGGACTTTATGATTAACTATATCAAGATGGTTCGAGATAATAGTTTTTATAAATCAGAATATTTCTACACTTCATTAGACACTAAAACATATACATTAGAAAATTTAGGTGATATCAAAGACGCACAAGGTTCAACCTTACAAGTAGCACAAGATTATGGATGGGCAAGAGCGATTTATCATGAAATTTTTAATTTAAAAGATTACTACAAAAGCCCTACTGAAAAAACAATAAACGAAGGTGACGTAGTTGTTGATTTAGGTGGTAACATGGGCATCTTCAATAGATGGGCATACCATCAAGGTGCATCTAAAGTAATTTCATTTGAACCAGATAAAAGATACTTTAATTTATTAAGATTAAACGCCGATCCAAGATCAGTTTTATTTAACGCAGCAGCGGCACATGAGATTGGAGAATTAAATTTATATGAAAGCGAACACTTGGGTGGCTCCAATGTTTTTGGTATTGATAATAAAGAAGGGTACAGCGTTAGAACATACACGTTAGATTATTTATTTGAAAGTGGGTTAGTTGATAAAATTGATTTCCTTAAAGTAGACATTGAAGGCGCAGAATACGCCGCATTTGCCGGAATCAGCGATGACAATCTAAGTAAAGTTAAAACGATAGCCATGGAGTATCATAATAGTCATTTTAACTTTGATGATAAAATGAGAGATAATTTCATTCAAAAATTAAATAACCTTGGATTTAACTCCTACGTTCTTTTTATGGGGTATAATAACGCAGCACAAATGATATATTTTACAAGATGAGCACATTAAATAATTTAGCAAAGTCTTTAGGGACGGACAAGTCTTCAGAAATTCATAATTATTGTGATAAATATGAAAAATATTTACCATTCAATCGTTACGATGAATTAAACATATTAGAGATTGGTGTGTTAGATGGTAAGTCACTATTAACGTGGAAAGAATTTTATTATCGTTCTAATATTTTAGGTATAGATATTAATCCCGATTGTAAAAAATATGAAGAGGAAAGAATTAAAGTTGAAATCGGTTCACAAGCGGATAATGTTTTCTTACTTGATATAATGAGAGATTACGGATTATTTGATTTTATTCTTGATGATGGTTCACACATGAATGAACACGTAATATATTCTTTCGAACATTTATTTGAATCAATTAAATCTGGTGGCGTTTATGCAATAGAAGATATCGGTACATCATATTGGGAAGACTATGGTGGTGGGTTTAGAAAACCACACACAAGCGTGGAATATTTTAAAAGATTAGCTGACGATGTTAATTTTAGAGGAGTGATAAATTTCAATAAACCAAATGTTCACGCTAGAAGAGAAGACTGGTGCCAAGAAAACATTTTAAACGAGCAACCAGATTGTAGAACCGATATTGAATCTATAACTTTCCTTAATGGAATAATTTTAATAAGAAAAAAATAATAATGGGATATACACAATTTAATGATGATGTGTTCGTAATCGATTGTTGGACGGACACCAAAGAAAAAGAAAATACTTTAATTGAACTAATTAAAAAAGTTAAAGTTTTCAACACACCCATAATATTAGCTGGACATTATCCCGTAAAACCTGAAATACAAAATTTAGTAGATTACTATCTTTACGACGCTAATAATGACATTCTATTGGAAAAAGATTTTAAAGAATACGGGGTGAATAGTGATAGGTGGAGTGATATGGGAAATTACAAAGTAACCAATAAAGTTAAATTTCATCACGATTATGCGATATGGTTGACAATGAAAAACACATTTGATTTAGCTAAAAAATTAGGTAAAAAATATATTCATTTCTTAGAATATGATAATTTACCCGATGAGGTTCAGTTTAGACAATCTTTTATGGAATATATTCGGAACCATGATGCTGTTGTTTATGAATATTCTGAAGGTTCAACTAAAGAAAGCAATCCTTATTGTTCAACGTTTATTTATTCGATAAGAACAGACATAGCATTCGAATTGGTTAATAAAATAAACACAAAGGAAGAATTTTTTAAAAATAAACCAGATAGTTGGCAATTAGAAAAAGTGTTTTTTCAAAACCTTAAAAAAATAACCAATAGTGTTTATGTTAGCAAATACATTGCAAATGAAAACGAATTGAATATCTATGCAGCTTGGAATAGAAATGGGATTTTAAAAAATGGTGCTCGTTTACAAACATATCTATGTGTTGACGATTATAATCAGTTACATATTCACCTTATATCTGGGTTTTCAGAGAAACCTGCAGATAAAGATTACTTAGTTGAGATTAATTACGGAAATTATAAAAAGTTTTATAACCTTAAAAAGGGAGAATTTTATCTTGATAGAATGGGCGCTTACGTTAAAGGAGAACGTGTTAAAGTCTACTATCAAGGAATTAACATATATGATGAGCTTTTAGACACGGAAGTTAATGAGTTTAAAAGAATGAATAAATTAACTAAAAAAGTAAATCAAAACAGTAAAAGAAACATAAACGTATTTTATATTGATGGTCCATTTGTTGAGATAAAAGAAGACAACGATTTGTTATATCGTGTACAATTTATAGATAAAAAAACCAATAAAATTGAATATGAATTAGATTTAAAAAGCAACCATTGGGCAAAATCGGCAAAAAAATATTTTGTAGATTGGTTAATAAAAATAAAAGGAATTGATAATGATTTCTACCATGAACAGAATTTAAATTTAAAAGATCAAAGAGTTTTAATTGCGTTTGAATCAAAGTCATTAGGCGATAGTTTAGCTTGGATGGGACAAGTTGAGAGATTCAGATTAAAACATGGTTGTAAACTTGTTTGCTCAACATTCCAAAATGATTTATTTGAAAAACAATATCCCGAAATTGAGTTCTCTAAACCAGGGACATCTGTCAGTAACATAAATGCTTTGTATCGATTAGGGTTATTTTATAATGATAAGAGGGAAATTGATTACACAAAACACACTTCTGATCCTAAGAAAGAACCATTAATGAAAGTGGCGTCGGATATTTTAGGTTTGGAATATGAAGAATTTAAACCAAAATTAAAAAAATTAGGTAAAAAGACACAAAAAAGAGTTTGTATTGCCATACACGGAACATCACAATGTAAGTATTGGAATAACCCATCAGGTTGGCAAGACGTAACTAATTACTTAAAGGAAAAGGGTTATGAAGTAAGATTACTATCTAGAGAAGAAGATGGATATATGGGTAATAAGCACCCTAAAGGAATAATTCAACAAAAATCAGGACCTATCGCGGATGTGATTAAAACATTACAAGAATCTGAACTATTCATTGGTATTAGTAGTGGTTTAAGTTGGTTATCTTGGGCAGCGGGTACCCCCACAATATTAATTTCAGGATTTACGGACTTTGATTTGGAACCAACTGATGGCGTTACAAGATTAATAAATAAAAATGTTTGTAATAGCTGTTGGTCCGATTACACGTTCGATCCAGGGGATTGGAATTGGTGTCCAGTACATAAAGGAACGGATAAACAATTCGAATGCTCAAAAGAAATTAGTTCTGACGACGTTATTAAAGAAATTAATCGCATATTATTTAATAATTAATGGCATAAATCGGTTTTTTATAGTATTTATATGAGATAATACCATATAACTATGAAAATATTTGATCCATTAATAACCGGCTCGCTTGTAGTATCGGGTTCAGCAACAGTAACGGGCGATTTGACTGTCGGAGGTACAATTAATGCCACCATTAGTGGAACAACCTCAAATGCTAATTCATTAGGGGGAATAGAGGCGGCAAGATATGCACTCACAGGAAGTAATGTATTTAAAGCAAACCAAACAATTAGTGGTTCACTTTATGTAACCACCGATATAATATTAAACGGACAATCATATACAGGACAAACTTCAGGAACTAGCGGAACGTCTGGTTCATCGGGAACTGCAGGAACATCAGGCAGCTCAGGCTCAAGTGGTTCATCAGGCTCAAGTGGTTCATCAGGTTCAAGTGGTTCATCAGGAACTTCAGGTTCATCAGGTTCGTCAGGTTCA